ATAGGCAACGACGGTGCCACCAGCAGGAACATTAATTGTGCCACTTCCGCTGCTATCATTCTGAATTGGAGTAGAAGCAGAACTTGGATTTGCATTGGTCAGTGCGAATGCGCCGTCAAAATGCAAGATGGAGGTGCCGCTGACAAAACCAACGCTGACCGTTGCTGTGGTTCCTGTAGGATTTGAGGCACACGCGACATAAGCACCAATTGAGGTGTCACCAACCACTGATGCGGCATTGTTCCCATTGATTTGCACATTCAGGATGGTAACGCCAAAGCTAAGAAAGAATTGTACGCAATTCACTCGGTTTGCTGACGGTGTCCCGGTGGCAACACCAGTGACCGACGAAGGATTGGCGTTCGCCCCAACTCTGATTGTCGAATCAGATAGAGAAGATACAATAGCTGCCGCGCTAACCGAGCCCGGCAGCGCGCAGACGAGACACAGTAATAGCACCCCAAGAAGTCTCATAGCTTCAGAACTGCTGATAAGACACGCTGCCGGAATATTGCACACTGGCAGACGTCAAGACACAAAGAGCATTCCCAGCCGGTACCTTGAGCACGGTACCGGTTCCGTCACCTTTTGCGATGCCAGCTTGCGCCACAAGGGGATATGCACCCGTCAAAGGCGTCGTCCCGGTCCCACAGGCGGACCCAGTTCCATATTCAAAAGTGATGTTGCCAGCCCCCCCGGCAATTACGTCGTAAGACGTCACATAAATGGAAGTTGTGCCTGAGATGGCAACAAGCTGGGTAGTAGTAGCCGTAGACACGTTGATTGGCACCGATGAAGGGGTGCCTTTGCCACCAGACGGGTCAATGCCGACATTGCCAATGGTCGTCGTGCACGGTGTCTGCGCACAGCCGGGGGTAGAGCCTGTCAGGTTATTGTAGATGCCCTTCAATGCGGCAATGATGGATGCATTACCGCTACCAGCCCACGCACTGTCTGCGGTGGTGCCTGCCGCCACAGAGATCTGACTATTTGGGCTTTCATTAGTCACTAGCGACGGGTCGGTGGTAGCCGCAGCGGTGCTGGCAGGTTTGACAGCGGCAGGGCCGTTCGTCCCATCAGTGACCTTGGTAAAGGGCGCACGCGCGGCTGTGTCGCCAACCGGGGCAACGTTGCCCGATCCGTCAACTTGCTGAGACTTCTGGCCACCACCAGTCTGATTGGCAGCAGTGGCAGCGCCGTTCAAAGTGCCAAGATTGGCGGTCACAGTGCCAGAGACTGGCTGCGTTACCGCACTCCCATCTACTTTGACTGCCCCGCCGGATGAAACAGCAGCGCACTGAGTACCGCCTGCCGTCGCATCGCAGAGCAGCATCTGAACATAATGGACACTGCCAATAACAGACGAGGCAAACGTAGTACCGCTACCTTGCGTCATGGCGTAATTGGCGAGCGCTCCTACGGTGCTTAAACCAATCAGTGCCACCATTCCCAGTAGTAGCTTGCGCATGTTACATCCCTAGCATTGGAAGTGGGCAACCAGCAGAAGCGTCGATAACACCAGCCCCACATCCTGTTGGTGGCGGTGAGCTACCTACGCCCATTCCTCCTACAATCGGAAAACGTCCAGAGAATCCAATTGCGGCACCAATACTTCCCGCAATGTCCGTAGAAGCAGACGCTGCCATGGACGCGAAGACAATAATCAACAATGGTAGCCAAAATTTCATCAATCACTCGCAGTCCCCAGAATAAATGAAAGGGTGGTGCTGCCAGAAGCGACTGCCGCCAGATACAAGCCTGACGTTCCGACGTTGAAAACTACGAAAGTCTTTGTGGGGACAAGAATGTCAGTGAGTTGTGCAGTCGTGGAGCTGGTCGAACCAAGCCTGACGCGGGCGTCTACACTGCCATTGTTGAAAACAATCAGTGTCTCACCGCATTTATTGAGTTGCACGTTGCTGGAAGTGCTGCTGACTGAGAGATCGCCCGGCTGGGCACTGATTTCACACGGTGAAATGCCGAGTTGCGGCGCAGCTTGTGCTGGGTTGAGGCCGAGGCTACCAACCAATCCCAAGACGAACAGAAACTCCCTAATCATTTAGTGCCTCCTAATTGATTTAAGGATACTCCGTTGATATCGGCGTGCGTAAGCTGCGATTTCTCCGAGGGGATATCCTCTGAAGTAGGGAAATTTGAGCCTGTCTCACTTAAGAAGGCCTCCACTTCCTTATTGCCCGCATTCAACTCAGCCGTGACAGAATTGATCTTTTGAACGTTGACGGTAGTGCGCGTCACTTCAGAAGTGAGGCCGGACTTCGCGTCAACGAGTGACTTGCGGAGGGCGGTAAAAAGCCCTTTCATGTTCGAAGATAGGTCGTCCAACTCTCTCACATCCACACCCATTTGACTTTGGCAGTATATTGAGCGGTTTATGTATTCTAATTCGGTGAACAGAGACCACTCTAGCTGCTTTAGGATGATCAGTTGTAACGCAGCATCGTTCAGGCGGCTTGACACTGTCCCAATGCCCAAATCGTTCATCGAACGTAGCTGGCCCATTGAGCGCCATATAGAGGACAGCCAACGCGTACAAATGATCCATATCTACGCTCACGGAAAAAGGGGGAAGGGTGGGTCAACCCTTCCCCATCAAGTCTCAAGGAGGACTTACGCCGTCAAAACGCCCTGCAAGAACGCATTGGAAAGGGTCATGTTGCCAGCCCAGCCGATCAGGCGAACCATGGCGTCTTGGTTGACCGAGAAACGATCCGGGTCCAAGGGAACCATGTTACGGCGGCTGTGCGGACGCCACATGATGTATTTGGTGTTGAGGAAGTACATGGTGCTCGAAGGCGCACCACCGACCGCCGAACCACCTGCGACCTGAGGCGGCAGCGGGTCCGAGGCAAAGCCTTGGAAGCCACCGTCCAGCACCACGTCGGCATTCAGGTACTTCAGCGACTGGAACCCGGCTTCCGCCATGTCCGGTGCACCATTTTCCACCTGAATGCGCTGAATGGCCTGAAGGGCATTCAGGTAATACTTGTAGGTGTTGTTGTCCGCGATGATCAGATCGGGGAAGTCACGGCCACGGATCAGCTTCACCCAGATGGAATCCATCTGCTGAAGAATGGTGGACGAGGACAGGGTGGTGTTGCCGTTGGTGGCAGCCGACCAAGTCTGGTTCTGCCAGAAGGTCCACTGTGAACGGTCAATGCCGCCGACGACGCCCGAACTGGGGTTGCTAGCAACAAGGAGTTGAAGGCCACCGACCGAACCAGTGACCGAACCGTCACCGTAAATGCCTTGCGACAGGCCGTTCATGAAGGTGTCTTCTGCGTTCATGATCCGCGACTCAAGCAGATCGATGATGGCTTCCTCACCAGAGTTCTGGAGCTCTTCCAGACCGCTGATGGAAACCGCAACAGCCGACTGACGGATCGGGTACTCAGCAGCCGAGAACACTTGGCTCGGTGCAATGTTGAGGGTCTGATAGCCCGAGTACCACTGGTAGGTCTGGTTATCAGCGTAGTTGAGTTCTTGGACGATGGTACGGCCACCGCCGAACGTCTTCACATTGCCACGACGGCTAAGGCGCAACAGCGCGGCGTTGTTACGGGACATGTTGTCCGCGAGTTCGCCGGTGCGGTTACGCAGGGTGGTCGTGACAATTTCCGATAGATTTGGAAATGCCATTGATAGCTCCATTGGCTCAGTTGAATGTGGGCACGCTACGCATCAACCGAATGGGACCGCCGGAGTATGAGGAAAGGGCGCTCTTGTGAGAGCTGCCCCAACTTTCATCTTATGGCACGCCGTCAACCATTTATCCTTCGCGGAGCTCGTTAATGGCACCCATCAGCGACTCGCGAACACTAGTACGCTGGCCCGGTTTCTTTTTCTGCTGACCCGGCAACTGCCGAGCATCCCCCGGTGTTCCGTTAGCAGGAAGTGAAACGCTGGCCCGACGAGCGCTCCGAACTTGCTGTTGGTTTGCGGTTGTTGCCGCTTGCCTCGCTTGTTCTTGAGCCTGCTGGTTTGCCTGCTGTTGTTCAGCAAGAACCTTCGCTCGTACTTCAGGGTTAAAATGAATAGCACGTTCGTAGACAGTGTCCAGATCAACTTGTCCATTTTCTAACAATGGGACAAGGCCGCCTTGGATAATCTGTGCCATGGTGCCTCGAACGGCCTCATAGTGAGGCTTGCCCTTGGCCCAAATGGACAGGTTTTCCTGCGTCTTTTGAAAGTTCTGACGCTGGACGTCCTGTTGCATGGTTGAGAAGCCACCAGAGATCTTCTGAATATGCTGCTCAAGCTGCTGGATGCGGTTTTGCATCGCGTCGAATACTGGATTCGGCTGCTGCTGTTGCTGCTGGCCCTGTTGCTGTCCTTGGGGTTGCTGCTGTTGCTGACCACCCTGACGTCGGGTGATCTCAGCATTAACCTTCCCCCAATCATAGCCCATAGCCTTCATGAGTTGAGGGAGAGCCTCAGCCGGATCACCAGCAAATGCCTTGAACCAGAGGAACAATCTATCCACGGCCTCAGCCGGGGTAGCGTTCATTTGACGGATAGAATCAGTGTGCGGGGCGAGGGCATTGTCAATCTGCTGATATCGCTGCTTCAGCTCGTTGACACCCTTTTCCATATCCTGCTCGCGTTTGACAAACGCTTGCTGGACTTCAGCGGGGGTATTGGCCCACGCAGCCTTGGCTTCCTTGCTCAAGGATGCAGGCGGCTGGATACCGGATTGCTGCTGTTGCTGTTGCTGACCTTGGGGCTGCTGTTGCTGCTGGCCTTTGTCGTCCTGTGCGCCTTGACGCATTTCGTCGGCGGCACGTTGCGTCTTTCCGCCCTTGTCACCGCCTTGGAGGTCCTTGATGGACTTCTTAAGCTGTTGACGGACGCTTAGCGGTTTGTCCGCTTGCCCCTCGCCCTCGTCTCCAGCCAAATCTTCAGAAGAGCCAAGGCCGCTATCATTACCCCCACCACCATCGATAGGAAGATTATCACCTCCATCGGAGCCACCCTCCATGTCAGGGCCGTAGGATGCACTGTTGAGCCAACGATCACGCATATTCATTTTAAGCTCCTAACTGCCGCGCTTGGTAGGACGGCTACTGGTTTCACTTTACGCAACTATCTATTGCTTCCTTAAGAAGGTTCACATGAAAGTCAAGGCCAAGATGTCCTTTGTTGATCCTTTCTAAGGCAAGTGGGGTAATTATTGAAAAAGCATGTTCCTTCCCAATCACAACACCATCAGGACGAAGCTCTATCTTAAAACCCGATGCATGTGTGAGCGCATAAGCATACGCATCCTGCATCGTGATCATTAGCCGTTCCTCAGTTGATGGATGGCACGCTGAATTGCTTCGCGACGCTCACCACGATCAAGAGTGACCTGCTTGCGAGGCTTCAGAAGGGTCGATGTTTCGTTGCCGACCTCGACGCAGCCCGCCGCTCGGGTGGCTTGGCGGAACTTGGCTTTGGACGTGTAAATCTGCCCATCAGCCATATGACGAGTTTCCGACATAGTGTCACTAATGACATAGACGGCATCCTCACCAGCATGTTTTGGTGCTGCAAAGCGCTTATCTACTAACTCACCATTGCGGTAAACATATGTTGGCATCACGCCGCTCCTTTACTAGGGCTATTGTCACCGAGGCCGCCCTGCAAATGAATTTGCGGGGGCTCCGGGGGCTTATTTAGCTCAGCATGCGTCCGCATGGCCTCCATCTGGAGCTCCATCTCACGCATCCGCAGTTCCATCTGCTTGATCATAAGGTCGGTCTGGTTGTTTTGCTGTTCGCCAGCATTTTCAATTTGCTGACGTGCAACTTCGGCCTGCGCTTGTTGTTGGTTCGTTTGGGCGTCAATTTGCGCGGACTGGATATCGGCTTTGGATTTGGCAACATCAGCCTGAGCCCGAGCATTGGCGGACTGCATTGTGGCTTGGGCCTGCTGCGCTTGGGCCTGAGCCTTGATTTGCTCTGGATTCGGCTTGTTCTGAGCTTCCTGCTGCTTTTGCTTGGCAAGTTTGACGGCCTGATCACAGAATTCCTCAATAGAAGCCTCGAGATCACGGCCAACACGGAAGCCGCGCACCGCGAATTGCAAGAGTTTGCCCAAGAGAGGTGTCATCTCCGGCACTTGGGCGCTCATTTCCATCGAAGTTTGCAGATATTTGGTGACAGACGTGATAAATTCCGTGCGATCGGCCTTTTCTTGCACCGCATCGCCGTAAATCGTCGAGTCAACCTCAATATCAACCCTAAATCCACGCAGTCTCTCATTGCGGATCAGCATAATGGCGCTGTCGATCCGCTGCGCGGCCTGCTGAACGGCAATTTGCATGGGGTCAGGTGGAGGCGGGGCAGGCAAACCGGGCGCAACAGGCGGGGCCTGAGGTGGTTGTGGGGCCATCCCCGGCATGGGGCGTGCCTGAGGCTGTTGTGGGAACGGGACCACGTTTCCTTGCGGCGGTGCAATCTGAGGAACAGGCGGATGAGGAGCCATTGCCGGGGGCGGGGCACCCGGAGTGGCCTGTTGCGGCGCACCACCGGGGGGCGGAAGTGCCAGAGGTGGTTTTGGCGCTGCCGGTTGCGGTTGCTGCATAGCCTGCAATTGCAAGAAGGTGTCGTTGTCGATACCAAGGCCTTCCTCAAACATGGCACCTGAGGCCTCGACAAGGGACTGGCTGCTAAAATGTTGCGCCATGATATCCGCCATGATGCGGATCGTGTCACGGGCAAAGCGCGCGATCTCATTCTGACGAGCAGTAAGGCGCGTGCCGGTATAATTGGACTTCAGCCGGACACCGCCCAACGTCTCACGGGCGTCATTCGTGCCACGCATCAGGTCATTGATGCCGGTCAGCCGGTCCATTTCCTCAATTTGCTTTTCCTTAATTTGCATCAGCTCGTTGAGGACGCCAATGATTTCCTTCAAGGGAAGGAAAGACACTTGGCCAGCAATGCCGCCTTTCTCAGCAAACGCTGCCCAATCATCAACCGGGATGAGTTCGTTTTCAACCGACTCATTCAGGAGGCGTTGAATGCCCTTGGAAGAGGATGCATAGACGCCTGCAACCTTACATGCCTTGGTAAGCATGGCGATGCGGTGGGTCAGTTCGTCGATCTGTTGGGCTTGATCCTGATATTCAATGTAGTCAGCAACCGGGATCAGCGTGCCATTGGTCTGGTTGGCTATGATCGGCCGCGGGCACGGGAAGAAGTTTTCAAGGTTGAGAGGATCATCCTTACGATCAAGTAGGAAATCGTAACCTTCAGCAACCCAGTACACAGCGCGGTCTTGCTTTGACCAGATTTCAAAGATCTCGCCCTTAACCTCATTCTCAGGATTTGAATTTTCATACCGGTCTTTTTGACGCTCGTCCTTTTGCAGCGGCACCATTTTGGCAATGTCACGGCCAAAGCGGTCACGCATTTGCTCGTAGCTGAGGTAGACGCGCTTTGAAACCGCAATTACCTCAGTCCAAGTACGGGCATTGGCCGGGAAGGTGATGAAGTCTTGCCAGTGAACATAATCGACCGGCGTGCTTTCACGCACGATACGGTCATTGGTTTCATCAAGCTTATCTTCCTCAGGCAGTTGACCATCAGCCTGCTCCTGATCAAGGTCAGGTTCAAGCTCACCTTGGGAATCCGACATATCAATGCCGTCTTCCTGAGGCAGGGACACGCCTCGAGTAAACTGCGGCTCATACCGAACCCACAACGTACCACGACCCGGCAGGAGATAATCCTGCACAGCTTGCGTCATGGCATCATTGAAGCCGCAGATTTCAATCTCATTGCGGAGGGCGCGCTCGAGGATTTGAGCTGCACCGCGTGCGATGGGGTCTTTGTCGCCAAAACGCCGCTCAGCGAGCGGCACAGGGGTCTTACCGTAAATGGCAGGCTTCAGGACTTCTACGTTGGCCCACAGCGCATTGTATTTGCGGCGGCCTTCTTCATCAGCCTTGTTACGTTCATCACGATAACGGGCTTCAATCTTGGAACCGCGCTTGATGTAGTTGGTGTAGGCGTTATCGCGACCAACTCGTTCAATCTGCTTGTGCCAGAAAGCAGCTAGCCGCTGTGATGCGCGCCCGCCCTCAGGGCCAGCCAACGGATCAAGTTCAATTTCCATTTTTAATTAATCCTCAGGTAGCCAGCTTTACTGCCACGCTGTTCATTATCCTCGAAGAGGTCAGTCAAAGTAACGGTGCACTGCGATGGGTTGGTGGACAATACCTTTGGTTCTTCCTTTTGACCAGAAGATTTGTCCGCACTCACCATCTTGTCCAAAACTTGGCCAATCAAGGATAGAGCGTCCACTTGGTCGTCGTTCTGACCGGCATCAAATACCAGAAGCTCTTTCCTGAACTCAGCGAACCAGTCAGCGCCAAAGGGGCACCACAAACCATTCATAGCCATGCGGCCGATGATGGATTGGGCACGCATTGCCTTCTTCACCTTGGATGGGAATTGAGCACGGGCCACAAAGGCATTGCGTTCACGCATACGCTTGACAAGGAAGGGGCCAACGCTAGCATTGATTTGACCAGTTTCCTCAGCCCACCCCATAGGGTGCCACTTCTTCACCAGATCACAAAAAGCCTCGACCCACACGTCTGAAGTCTCTTGCTTACGCCAAAGATCCAGCAAGTACATTTGGCTGTTCTTATCGATGCCGACTACAATATGGACGGTGTAATTTTCACGGTCCTTGGTAACGGCATAGTCTGACGCCCCGTAGATGTTGAGGTCGCCTTCCTGCATGCCCAAGGGGTAGCCAGTGCGCCGGTCAGCCTCAAAAGACTTCAACCACTCACCCTTGAAATAGACACCGCTGTCCGGAGCGGGCCGCTGCTGGTACAGCGATGACCATGTGCGCGGGTTGCGCTTAAATGGCGCAAACATTTCCTTGTTGAACCATTCAGGCCAAAGGATGTCACCTATGTTGCGCCCAAGGATGTCGTCTTCGCGTTCACACTCAGCCGGGAGGCAAACAACATACCAATCATTGCCGTCACGACATTGAATGAGGCCCGACTCACCTTTGTAATCAGCAGGGAGGATGCGACCAGCGACATCATCTTCATGCCACCGCGTGGTGACACCAATCTCCCAAGCCCGTGGCTTCTTACGGGTAAGGAGATCGTTCATGTAGGCGTCCCAAGTCTTATCTCTGATGATTGGAGAGTCAGCTTGTTCACGACCCTTGATCAAGTCGTCCCATATCACGCCATCAGCGCGGTTACCGGTAATGCCTGTCAAGATACCAGCACCCATCCACTCACTGCCGTTGGTCAAAGCCCACTCGTCAGCGGCTTTACTTTCCTCAGACAAGTTGGTGTTGAAGATGCGGTGATAGAGTTGTTGCTGGGTAATTGAGCGGGCACGTCGGCCAAACTTCATGGGCAGGCCAGCGCCGTATGATGCGACGATGATATTGGTGCCACGGAAGCGGCCCATGACGTGCGTGGGGAACACAACGGAGGTATAAATGGATTTGCCGCTACCGGGCGGCAGCAGCCCCATCAACCGCTTGATTTTGCCATCTTCAATTTTCTGAAGGCAATCAAGCCAGAGCAGATGGTGAGCCCCGAAGAGGTGTCTCCGGGGCTTGAATTGTTCAACTTCCTCTTCCTCATTATCCCCATCACGGATGGGGCCGGTAGGGATGCTAATTAAGCTTGCGTAAGTCAGAAGATCCTTTTTGGCTCGGTGCCTTTTTTGATCCTCTTCGTATAAGCTCTTCAGTTCTCTTGAGAGCTGTATCAATTCGGCGTTGGAGCTCGTCGCCGTCGAGTTCGTTCGTTTTGCCATTGGTCACACTTGCTGAGATACTGGTCTGAGTAGCTTTACCAAAACCGCGATCAAGGATGACTTGGGATGCGGCAATACGGGTAGCTTCAGGGGCTCTTTTGTTGCCGCTTATCTCGATCAGGGTATTCATTGCAAGCGTAGCGTTCTCACGAGCCAGTTGTTGAAGCTCATGGGCTTCCAGCGCACGCTCCTTCTCACGCTTTAGCCTCAATCGCTTCTTCATCATAGTTGCCCTGTTATGAACCATCGGCCTTTCTGGCCGCTTGTCAGGGTCTATCATAATTTCACGAACGCGACCATTCAAGGTCTTCCCGGTATATTGACTCTGAGATTTAAAGCCACGCTGACCAAATGGATTAAGGCACTTGCCCACGGGAGGGCGGTTGCGCCGCAATGCCGCCAGTTGCTTCTGGCTCATGGGCGACCCAAAAGGCCGCCCCAACTTGGCCCCGTGTAAGGAAACGCGCTTCTTGGTTTCAGGAGCGCGCCCTTTGTGCAGTTCAAGGCCAAGGATGGCCTTGGCATGGTCTTTCTCATTCATCGAAGTTTGGCAGCTTATATTGGTCGATATTTTCTTCAGTTAGGTCGTCTATCTCAGCCTCAGCGTAAGCACCCTTCATGTGAATGGCGGTGACCTTTGCTTTGACGTCTGCCTGCAACTTCAGCACTGATGCGTGATCTGCTGTGCGATGCTCCTCTGGCACTTCCTTGGCCTCAAGACATTTGGCTGCCAGCAAGCGCAGCTTGTGAGGCGGGTGAACTTTCTCGCTGGCTGCAAATTCAGCAGAGCGCAACTGACGAAACAAGATTTGTTTCTTGTCTTGAAGACTTGGCGGCGGTGGTTCGTGCGTCACAAGCTCAGGCATTTTAGGTGAAGGCGACGGGAGGTCCACGTCGTCCACGATCTCAAAGTCAGCGACAAAGTCATCAGGGCGTCGGTGTTTCACTGGGTATTGAATGCGACGAACGGCGTGCTCGACAAGAGGATGGGCAGCCATTGGCACAGCAACACCCTTGGTTTTGCGATGAGCGTTTAAGGCAGCAATGTATTTCTCCACCGCAGTGGCGAAGCCTTCTTTGTCAAAGCCAATCTGAGACGCCCTGATTTTAACTGGCATAACTTACCTCTTACCGATGCGATGTGCTTTCAAGCTGCCCTGTTGTGGAAGCTTTTTGGCCGTAGGAACGGGCGCAGGTTTCAGATTGGCCTTAGCTGCCTTAGGCCTGTGAGTATCCTTGAAGCCTGCAATACCTGATGCGCGCCCCGGCTTTTTGTCTACCGCCTTAGGCGGTGCATTGCCAAGGCTGGCATTCTGGGTCAGGCTTTGATCAGCAATCACTTTGCGACTAACCGCAGGCTCGTTGCTGTAATATGGGTTGTTGTTTGGGATGCGTTGACGCTTTTTCACTTTTTCTTACTCCCAATGCGGTGTGCACCACTATGGCCGGACATGCGCAGATGACCTTCCTTGTGCGTGCCCTTGAAACCAGAAACACGGGCTGGCTCGTTTTTCATGGCTGGGGTGCCCGGCTTATAGCCGGTCTCATTGGGCTTGCCTTTGGGCCTGCCTTCCTTCTCATCAAGGCGGCGCTGCCCGGCATGGTCAGCAATTCGATCGGTTGCTGAATCCTCGAACTGCTCAGTACTGATACCTTTGCGGCGGGCCGCTGAGTAGTCCTTCATGAAGTCTTCACACGAACCTTCGTACTTTTTGTCGTCATCCATAGCTGGCTCCTATGCCTTAGAGATCTGAACGGCGTAGTCACCTTTGGGGCCAGTCTCGATTTTGAACTTTAGTGGGTCACCTTCTGCAAACGATGGGTTTTTTGGATCTTTGGATATCTCAAAGCCTGACTCGCGTAGGCGTTTGCTATGAATGAAGATATCCTTGCCTTGGTATACGGCAAACCCATACCCCTTTTCTGGATCGAACCATTTCAAGGAGCCTGTGACGAAACCAGTATCAGACATTGACTGCACCCTCAGTGAACACACTGGGATGCAAGAAACTGTTTTTCCTAAAAAAAGTCAAGATTTAGAGGCTGCCCCCATATAGATCAGCCATCTAGAGTTTTACTTGGCTTTGCCCTTGACGTTGTTCAAGCGCGGATTAGCCTTATGGGCCGCTTTGCTGGCGTTGCGCGCAGCACTGGCTTCGATGGCACCAGCCGCTTGCTTTGATACATTTTCCTTCTTTGCGATTTTGTTTTGGACTGATTTGAAACCCGGATGGGCTTTAGAGTGCTTCGCCACTGACTGTCCTTTCCAGTTTTTGGAAGTTGCAAAACTTCCTGTTAGATGCTTAGTAGCGGCGCTACACTAGGTCAAAATTCTTGAACCGCCAAGGGGTGAACATGCGTGATCCGACTCAAGCTATCTATAATTCAATCCTCGATGATTTGAAGGTTAAGCATGACACGTTCTGGGCCGCTTATACCTTCCTACTTGTCATAGACCCCAAGGTTAACTTCCTTCCAAAGGAAGGGAAGCATCGGTTTGAGTATGACCACAGCAGATTTGCGTGGATAGGCGGCCCAAATCAGGCAGCCATGATGCATGCCGTTGTCAACAGCAGGGGTAAGGGGAAGAGGCTCAAATGGTTTGTTGCCAGCATCTTCATCACAGCATGGGTCGTGACGCTAGAAGTACTAAAGGAAGTGTCACTGAAGTTTGCTAACTTCTTGGACAAATAATAATGGGCACCCCCTTTGAACAAATGGTAATGGACACCACCTCGATATCAGCAGCTTATGATAAGTGGCGCAAGATCACCAATTCACCTTTCAATGCCAATTCACGGAGGCGTTTCTTCGACTTCCTGAACACCCATGTTCACGGCGTAGCGTTAGGCGATGATGCCATGGCCAAAATCAAATGGTTGAACAGCGACGATGCCGAGACGTTTTACAAGATCTGGGAAGCACAAAATGGGCCTTAGCAACTTTGAAAAGGACGCCGCAACCCGACAGCAATTCTATGATGCGGTACGCAAATTCCATAAAATGGAACCATTTGCTTATCTGACGCAAATAGATGTAGCCAAGTTTCTAGAATTTATAGGTAATGAAGATGCGGTCGAAATCACAAACGGTACCTTGGAAAAATGCAGGTGCATTAATGGCCCAAACGGTCATATCTATCTCGCAATCATTCGAGCCAGAAACAATGTGGTATAATGTACCAGCAGAATATGTAGATTCTGAGTATGATTTCTTCTGTGCGTGCCTAAGTCAAAAAACTCACAGTGAGGTTGTGAGGAAACTGTTTTGGAAATTCTTGGGGGTAGAAGATTATGTGGGGCAGCGCAATCGGTACTACCAGCTAACCCTTGAACAATATAGACGGCTTAAATTATTTTCGAACCCCAATCGGGTGGCTTTGATAAAGGCGTTTGTCGCACAAAACAGTGAAAGTGAAAACGAAAATCAACCGGATGAGGCTTAAGCTTTGCTATATTGGCAGCATGCCTGACCAAGTCAATATTAAGGATTTCTTCAAGGCTCAGACTATGTGGGTGGAATTTTGGGGTGACCAAAAGCTGCCCGTGCCACCCTTTAGTGCCTTCCTTGGGTTAGGTAATGGCGGTGAGATTCTATCTAACTGGAGTGAGGCCATAGTTGGGCCTGAAGGTGCCAAAAAGATAAAAATGATGCTAGGCCCAAATGGCTTTGCATATTTGAAAGCGTACCAATGGCAGAAACAAGAGAACTAGAACCGGTAACCACCACCACTACCCCACATGAAGTTGGGCAAGCATGGAGGAACTGGCTTCACTATCATCGGGGCATTGATTGTGATGAAGTGATGGAAAGATTTTTCCTCTACCTTCACTCAATTGAGCAATCACACACAGAAGATTGCCTTGATTGGGACGCTAGCGATCCAGATACAATCTACAAAGTGTCACCCGGCACCGCTGAACGTGTCAGGATGGGGGCAAGCCCCGACTTCAACGCGGTATTCACCGCCTACTATGCGAAAAATCCATGGAGCTGTTCTTATTAGACCTCATGCAAACGCTGGCCATATTATCGTTTTTCACCAGTACAGTTTTCATATTTACCTATGTGGGGGTGGCACTATCTGATTGCTTGAAGGCGCGCTACGCCCTTCGCAAAGGAAGGGTTATCCATCTTGATGCCGGAATTGAAATGGATGCTTGGGCAAATTGGTTTGACGAGGCACCGGATCACATACCATTCAGGGTCATAAAAGCTGAGTGGAAGAAATACGTTGGGGCAATGAGTGACGACGGTGAGTTTGGGTTTAGCTACCTAGTCACCCCGGACACAGATAGAAAAATCAAGCTAATGCTTGGGCCGGATTACAAAACCATATGCAAAATCTATTGGGCAAAATATGAGTGAAGTTGTTGAAGTGTCACGGTTCCGAGTCACTGACGCGTTTGATCGGTGGATGAAGCTGGTCAATTCCGGGGTAATACCAAAGTACTCGTTCTGGGAATTTGTTGGTGCCGGAAGGGTAGCCTCAGACGGCAAACATTGGTTCCTGAGCCCTGAGTCAGCGCAACGGATAGAAAACATCATGAGCGAGCACTGTGTGCCGCTGATCAAGGCAGGGCTTGGGGTGCGCTGCGGCAGGGTTTTCCCGGTATGGGCATCAAGCATAGATAATATCTGCCGCACATGGATGCAGCATGCCCCCAAAGAGCATCAAACAAGTGAAAGCTTTTTCATGTTCCTGTGCGGCAACAAGGATGGACTGACCTACAGTGAGTTGTCACCGCGCGCCGTTTACCTCACTGAATATGAAATCGAGCGATATAGGTTGTTCCGCAGCAAGGAAATTGGGCTCCTGATTAAAATATGGTGCGCGCAAAATGAAGCTACTGATTGATGACCCACACTACTATGCAGAGGTTACAGTTGATCAGTGGAGGGCGGCACGTAGCCGCATTGCCAGCCTGCATGACGGTGATGATTCGGGCTTCTATGATTTCATAGGCACTGACCATTGGGATTTTATGAACCAAGAGCGGTGCTTGACCAAATCCGCAGCGCAAAAGATAGAAATACTTCTGAGCGATAATTGGTATGCACTGCTCAAAGCGTATGAGGCACGACATGGCAATAGTAATGTTCAAGCCCGGAGAACTCCAACAAGCGCACGGGAGGTACGGACGCGTCACAGGTAAACCATCTGACTTCTATGAATGGCTGGGGATGCACACAGACCCACATGCCTACCCCCCGCACCGTGACGTCTACCCATCATTTGTCACGACCGATGGCACCCCAGCTTATGAAAAGATGAAAATGCTTCTCAATGATGACTGGTTTTTCCTGCTGAAGGTGCACCTAGCCAAAAGCGGTTAAGAGAGATGAAACATGGAAAGAGAAAAAGTAGATAGCAGCATCATCATTGGTGCATGGAAGCACTGGTGTGATGCACACAGGCACGGCGTAACAAAGGACGTTGTGTTCCAGTTCAAAGTGCTGCTGGGGATGATGCCCGGCGCATCCATCATAGTAGATTGTTACCTGTCATCAGACAAAGCCGTGATTGCCCGCAACCTAGCCAGCCGCGATGGGGTGACCTACGCCAAAGCGTTACTGGCACAGGCCAAAGATGAAGGTTGAGCGGCAAATACTGCTGAAGGCGTGGCGCAACTATCGTGAAATCACGGGCATACATCCCGAGCTGCACTTCTGGCAGGCTATGGGCCTTAAAAAGGGGCCTGACGTCTGGAACCAGTACCTCTTGACGTGGGATATACCCACGGAAAAAGGCGTAGCGCTGATTAATGCGCTGGCTTCGGGCCATCCACACACAATGTACAAGGTATGGAAAATCAGATATGACGAAACTGACGACACTGGTACCCAAGAATAAAATAGAAGTTGACTACAAGCTGGTAGAAGCTGCATGGCGAAACTGGGCGGAGACCTACGGCCCAAATGACTACATGGCACTCATTCATAAGGCGTTCCGGTCGACACTAAACCTCAGTGTTGTGCTTAAAGGGCCAGTCATGGTCTCAGAAGAAACGGCAACCATGCTGCGTAACCTAGCGGGGCCACATGGTATAACCTATGCCAAAGCCATCAAAGCAAGGGAGAAGTCAGATGTATGAAGTGTGGTCAACAGATGAACCAAAGGCAGCCAAGGTAGCAGAAGTAGCCACACTGGATGAAGCAAAGGCCTACGTCAAGAAACATACCGGGCACGCCAGCTATGCCATCAAGCTTCCCACCGGGGCTTGGTACAACATGCTGGATGCAGAGGACAATGCTAGATGACACCAAATGACTTCTGGCGTGCCGCTTCCAATTGGCAAGATGTCAGTTGGAATCAAAAAGCCTTTGAGAAGTTTGTTGGTGTCAAAGTGAAAAATATGTCCAGCACGTACCATCCACTGCCTGAAAAAGTAGCTGAGCGTGTGCGGCTGCTTGTCGGCCCCAATCATGTGGCAATCATCAAGGCCTATCTGGCAAGGCAAAAGCAATGACGTTTGCGCATGACTACAGCACCGTGCGCCGCAAGGTCATGAGGGCCTTGGATATGAATTTCAAGCAGGCAGACCTGTGGATGGAGCTACAGTTGCGCACCAAAAGGCGCGGTGAAGGGCTTGCCATGGTCATCAGTGTCAAAAACGGCTTCAAAGGAGAGCTGTTCAAGAAGCTTCTTGGGCCTGATGGCTACACCCTGATCAAATGCATGGAAGCGAGGGATCAATGCTAGTGCCCTTGGACGACATGGTGGAAGCGCAGCCCCGTGCCCATGACTACCTTGTCAGGGTAGACCAAATCACTGAGAACGGCCTCATTGGGGCATGGGGCTTCCTGAGGGACACACTTCTGGCAGGCAAATGCAGGTCCACCCAGCCTAGAAGCAGTGCTTATGAACTCACGCAGGAAGGTGCTGAGTTCATCAAGCAGCTTCTAGGGCCATACCCAGATGCAACAATCAAGATTAGGCTGATCAGGCTGGGTCACGTCAAGTGACTTCCATGGAAGTGATTTGGAATTGAAATTATCTATCCCAGAGGTGGCAAGTGGAAGAGACAATAGAGGAGCTTGACCTGTTTGAGGCTCAACTGATCTATCAGGACTGCCTTAGGAAGATGCCAGATAGATATGCCGATATCATGCCGTCGTTCCTGCAATTTTTGAGCCCGGCCAACCTCACCAATTTCCAGCAGCACTTCATCAAGCTGAGCATTACCGGGACACGTAGATACAACATGCTCATGAGCCCCAATGCCTACGCGCTGCTGATGGCCTATGCCGTGGAGATGGTGGATGATAGACGTTAAGCATGACGACGTGGCGCAGGCCTATACGAACTGGGTTGATGCCACCCAATTGCACGGGGTTGATGCGCCACACGCATTCAATGACTTCTGGACGTACCTAGGACACCGCAACTGGCTATCTACCGCAGGCCATTACCAGATGCATGAGCATGAGGCGCAGAGGCTACAAAAGCTGTTGGGGCCGTATTACGCGGTGATAGTGAAGGCATGGTATTTGGTGCGCGATGATGTTTGAAGAAGTATCCGGGGGCGATCAAAGCAGGGCATTCAAGGTCTGGTTCAGTGCTTTAGATGAAAACACGACCTATGGGCATGCGGTAAGAAGCTTCCAGCGTCACTCAGGCACCATGAGCTTCATCATGGATAAATACCGCGTGGGGCATGAGCAGGCTGCATTCATCAAGGCATTGCTGGGGCCACATGGGTACGCATACGCCAAAGCAATCATAGCGAAATTTCCATAGAAGTATCCTGATTTTTTGGTGCGCATCCCACATAGAGGATATAGCTATACCATGGGGGGAGGGGGACCATTTTTCATCTTTCATCTTTCCTGCTCGTCGTAGTCCACCGCAATCCCTGCCTCTTCCTCCAAGCCATTCACTTCTTCCTCTTGGCATGACTCTTGCCTTTCCTCTTCCATTCACTCCTTGGCAAGGGTGGAGGCGCATCTTCTACCTCCACCCTTGTCGCGGGCCTACTTGGATAGGGCGACGAACACGGCCTTGGTCTTGCGGGCCTCGTCGCCGCGCCATGTCGCGAGGTTGCTCATGATATAGAGGCATTGGGTCTTGATTGCGTCGGCGCTGGCAAGGGTGAGGCCAGCTTGCGCGTATGACTTGGCATATGGGTCCTTCGCCTCACGAAGGACCGTGCGACAGGCGTCGTGAAACATCTTCACTTGAGCGGCATTCATGGTTCAAGCCTCATAGGTTGGAGAAGTAGATGATTTGGGTGACTGCAACAATGGTCAAGCCTAGCGCTGCAACTAACAGTTCCATGGCAGGCCCCTTCGCGCGGGATTGCGCGAATGTAATATAGGGTATCTGATGGAAGCTTCCATTGCGCACAAAACCGTAAAGAACCGTCAAAGTAGGTACAAATGAGTACAGGCCCGCACAGGCCTTGTCGTGGTCACTGAGGCGTTATTTTTGGGTGCCTGCTAGGTGAGGTAGGGTCAAGTGAAAGGCCTATGAGTGAGCCTTACAAAGCGTTTTGGGCGCGATTAACCATGCAGGTAGCGCATAGCTCAGGCCAGAGGGCTAGAGTTGTAACAATACGTGATAATAAAATTCGTTTTGTTGGCCCTTGTTTTGTTGACCTTTGCGCACGTGACTACCATATTGAGGGCTGTTGAGGCGGCATATAGCCGCTTGGTTCACCACTCAGGCCACGGCTTCCAAAACCGTGGTGCGGCTTGAAAAGGCCCTAGCAACCTGAGCGCGCCCTAGCCAAACCGCTTATGCGGTAGTGCTACGCAATGCGCGTTTTTCAGCCCGCGCCACATAGGCTGATATTTCCACGTGAGGCTACTATGACCAACACTTCAAACGTCACCAATTGGTACTCCGCCAACTTCAAGGGCTGGTCGGAAAAGCAGTTGGGGCCAAAGCCTACTGAACAACAACTTACCGCTGTTCATATGCTCAACTGCCGCCCCGGCAAACAGGCCTTGGCAATTGCCATGTATCTGCGTGACGGCGGCGCTTCACAGTCCCAGATCGTTCAGGTTTGCGGTGCGCCGCAGTTGAACAAGGCCCGTGATTTGGCCACTGACAATTACCTCAAGCGTATCCCGATCGCCCCTGATGCAAAGGGCCATACGGTTTATAAATATGAAGTGACTGCCAAGGGCCTCAAGCGCATTGAGGCCAATGAAAAGCGCGCGGCTGATGCTGCGGCTGATGCTGCGGCCAAGGCTGACAAGCCCGCTAAGCCGGTTAAAAAGGCCAAGGGTAAGGCCAAGTCAAAGGCCGCACCCAAGGTCACCAACGCTGAAACGGCACCCACGCCAACCGTTGACGCTGCGGTGCCTGATGCCGTCAACCTGCCTGACGTCAGCCCGATCAACGCTGACTTGAACATCAATACCTGAAACGGCCAAGGGGCGGCGCAAGCCGCCCCTACCTTTCACCCCTAGGCCTGCATTTAGCAGGCCTCACTTCTTGCTTCCACGCTTCCACAGCGTCCCGCCCATGCAAGAAGGCTCATCCCCTCATCTACCGACTTACTAGAAATGGATCATCCGAGGATAGCGCTTCATCTAGATGGCTCATCCACTCATCCACGAAGATAGATCATCCATAGAAGAAGAGGACTCAGATTAGGCTCATCCACGCTTCCATGGAAGAAGGCTAAGAAGCTTCTACGACGAAGACACAGACATAGAAATGGCTCATCCAACAGTCTTCTTGTTATTTAAGCTCATCTACGTCTGTGTCTTCTTCTTGGGTATTGTCTGTGGAAGTGATTAGGATTTGGTATGTGAAGAACAAGAGGACCTCGTCCTGAGGGGTGTCTTGATATTTATTAGGCTCATCCAGTCAGTATATACGGTCTTATATGGGGGCTTAATCTACTTCCACGGAAGCTACTTTAATACAGATCAGGATGATCTAGTCTTATGCATTTCAGCTAACATAAGCTCCAGTGCCAACATTATGCTGTCGTATTTACAAGTGCCATCTTTCAGCTTCTTGCATCTACTTGGTCTGATACACTCACACAGCCGTGCCCCTTCTATGATCATGATCAATTTTCCACTACTGCGTTAAGTATGCGTATTGTCATTGCTGATTTTCCATTATCTTAGGATCCCACCACTGCGTAACTTCTACTTCCTTGGATGGTTCTTCAAGGTAGGAAGCCTGAATGACACCGCGTCCTATGAACGCTAATCCATGGGCTTCAAATGCCTGTCTGATTGCTGTCAGGGTCTTCTGGGATGGGCGTCTCCCTTGTTCTGCTTGTTCTATGGTTCTATGTGACAAGGATGCGTGCTTGGCTAGGGTTGATTGGTTCCAAGATAGCAGCGCTCTTGCGGCTATGATTTGCGTCGGCAGCAGTTGTTTGTCTTCTGTCAACATTTGATCTTGATCATCTTGTATACGGCGTACCCATTGTCTGAGTTGATCAGGTCGCACCTTCTATTGAACTCAGGTGAGCCATATTCTACCCTAGTGTCCAGTGTTGGGCTATCCCACTTCTTCA